TCTACAATGTGAGGCGTTTAATTTCCCTAATTGTAGTGTTGCGGTATGCGGCAGTCAGTTTAACAAGTTCCAATTAGATTTGTTAGTTCGATACTGTCACCCTCAAGAAATAGTTATTTGTTTCGATAAAGAAGAAAAGCCTGGCGAAGACAAATATTTTAAGAAACTATATGATATGTGTAAAAAATATACTAATTACGCAAAGATGAGTTTTATATATGATAGACAAGGATTATCAAAAATGAAAGATAGCCCAAGTGATAATGGGCAAATTATTTTTGAACAATTATTGAAAGGACGTGTACGAGTTAAATGATGAAATTTATACCTTTAACTGAAAAATATCCAGAACCAAAAGAATTAATTTTAATTAAATTAAAAGAGGATGAATGGGATAACGTAAATTATTATGTAGTAAGATATACATGTTATCGTGAATTTTTTCGTTTTGAAGAAGCAAGTGGTGAGCGATATTGTTATTGGGGAGACGATGAAATTCTTGGATGGATGCCATTAAAAGAATTAGATAGTATTCCATTTACAAGAAAGGAAGTATAAAATATAATGCTTAGTGAAGATAAATATTATTCAATAAATCCTATAAAGAAAAAAGTAACCAAAGAAGAGTTTAATGAATTTTTAAATAAATATCCACGAAGATTGGCTTGCGATGTTTGTGGTATTAGTGATCCTCCAGCAATTTCATATAATGATTTTAAATTAGCAGACAGATGGCCATATTCTATCGTCGCCAATACTTGGACTTATGATGATGATCCTAATGGTTACTTTTATGAACCCGAAGAAAAACGCGATTATTATATAGTTGAAAATTATGAAGAAGTTTTTAATTCTCGAACTGGAATTAATACATCTGAATACGAAGGAAAAGAAAGACAGCAAGTACATCAGGCAAACAATACTTTATTAAAGAAATCACTGAAGCCAAATTAGTTAATCGTGAATCTGGTGATACTTTATGTACATTTGAAATAAAAGATTCTATATTAGAAGACCATACAAACATAAAATAGCCACTAAGGAGAACATAAATGAAAGTAAAATTAATTAATGATCCAATTACGTCTGATTATGGGCGCAATCTACTCCGCGCCCGAGGCGTAAAAGATGTAAAGGCTTTTATGAATCCCGATGAAACAGCTTTACAAGATTGGCGCGACCTTGAAAATATAAAAGAAGGAATTAACCTTATTTTTGCCTTACCTACAAGAGATGCACGCATAGGTTTGATTGTAGACTGCGATGTTGATGGGTTTACATCAGCTTCTATTATTGGTCAGTATGTACAACGCTATTTACCTGGTTGCGCTATTGATTATTATATTCACGATGGCAAGGCACATGGTCTTGAAGAACATTGGGAAGACATTCGAGATATGAATTTTAATTTGGTAATAGTACCAGATGCTGGTTCAAATGATAGCGAATACGCAAAAGAAATTAAATGCCCCATTCTTGTCATCGACCACCACTTAGTTGAAGAACCGATAAGTGCGCCAAACATGGTAGTTATTAATAATCAACTTTCGCCAAAATATAAGAATAAGGATTTATCTGGCGCCGGAATGGCATATCAGTTTTGTCGTGCAATGGACTATCATTTTGATAAAAATTGGGCAGATGATTATATTGATTTAGCGGCCCTTGGTATCTGCGGAGATATGATGAGTGGTCTTGAAATTGAAAATCAATATTTTTGGCGCAAAGGTTTTTCAAACATTAAGAATTATTTTTTCTGGACTATTGCACAGAAACAATCTTATTCTATTACAGGAAAACAATTTGCTACTGACCAAGAATTGCTTGATGCACTAAATCCTATGTCTGTTGCGTTTTATATTGTGCCGTTGATTAATGCTATGGTTCGTGTTGGAACAGAAGAAGAAAAAGCCAGAATGTTAACTGCGTTCCTTGATGGGCATAGGATGATTCCTTGCTTGAAGAGAGGTGCAAAAGGTACATTTGAAGAGGTTGCGGTAGAGTCCACACGCGAATGTGTGAATGCCCGCACCCATCAAAATAAATTTAAAGAAGATGCAGTCGCGCGCCTTGAGCAAAAAATCTTTAAGCACGATTTACTTGAAAATCAGGTTCTCTTTGTAAGACTCGAAGAAGATGATAAGTTTCCAAGTGAACTAAATGGCTTAATCGCTATGCAATTAAGTCAACGTTATAAACGTCCAACAATAGTTGCACGACTTAATGACCAAGATTATATTCGTGGTTCTATTCGTGGATTATCTAATTCAGAATTAGGTTCATTTAAAGCCTTTCTTGATTCAACCGGTCTATTCGAATATGTACAAGGACATGATAATGCTGCCGGTTGTAGTATTAAGAATATTGATTTAAGTAAGTTGCATCAAATTGCAAATGAAAGGCTATCCCAATATAATTTTGGTGAAGAATATTACGAAGTTGATTTCGAGCGTAGAGCATCTGAAGCAGACTTGGACGATTTAATCCGTGACTTAGCACAATATAAGTTTGTTTGGTCGCAACAGAACACTGAACCCATGATTTATGTCCGTGATTTTTTTATTAAAAGTTCTGATGTTCAAATTATGGGGAAAAATAAAGATACAGTAAAGATTGTAAAAAATGGTATTGCCTATATGAAGTTCTTTGCTAAAAACTTGATTGAGGAACTCAATCGGCACGAAAACATTAAGCTTGAATTAGTTGGGAAGGCCAATCTAAATGAATGGAATGGAACGACCACGCCACAAATCTTTATTGAAAGTTATGAGATTAAGGAAGACAATTTACTTGATTTTTAAGGAGATAAGTATGAAAGGTATAGTGTGGGGTTCTACCCAAGAACGAGCAAATGAACAATTAGATTTAATTTATCAAGATTACCTTCGTATGGGTATTAAATGTGAACGATCGAAATATCGAGATTGTGGAGGAGAAGCTATATTTGAAAATGGTGATGTATGGATTGCAGTTTGTATTTCTGATAACGGACAACCTGGCCATCGGTATAATATTTCATATATTGATAGTCGGCTTAATTCTTACATCATACGCTGGATTATTATGCCTTCGACTAATGGTTTACCATTTAATGGAGTAAGTTACTTTTAGGAGTCCGTCTGTGTAATTTGATTTTTTAATAAAATTATGGTATAATTATATTATAAAAAGAGAAAGGAAATGCTGGTATGACATACGAAGAAATAAAAGAAAAATATCCTATTGGGAAGATTCTTTGTAGTAGAACCATGGATACCCATCACACAAGAGCTTGGTATACACAGGAAGATATAATAATGTATAAACAAAAATACCATAAAGTAGAAGTGTTTCCCAACAATACCTGCGAATGCTATCAAACAGATATCTATGAAACAAAAGTAGAGGGTTGGTTGTTTGATGGAGAAGAGTGGCGGGTTGTCCAAGATACTTGGGATGGATGGTTACCTTATTCTGAAAAAGCATTAGAACAATTTGAAATCAATAGACTTAAAAGAGAATATTTGGAAGCACATATTCTTGAATTTTAAAGGAGATTATTATGAGTGAAATGTTGGAAAAAATGATGCAAGATGCAAGAAATTGGGAAGCTATAGAAAAAGGGTTAAAAGAACAATTAAACCAACCAGTCCAAATTGTAGCAATAACAAAAGCAGATATCCACTTAAAAGGATATATCTTCGATAGCCTTGTGTTTAGGTATATGAAGGCTCGAGATGCAGAAGCCGAACTAGAAAGGATTACGCAGGAGATACCTTATGAGACTTCAGTTAACCACGCCAATAGAGATAAGAGGCGATTCATGGAAATTTTAAACGAGGTGATTGGGGAACATGACTAAAAGTGATTGTGTAAAAATGTGGAGTGATTATGTAAAATTCCTACTTATATATAGAACAAATAAGGAGGAATAATTATGACAGGTATTTATAAAATTTCAAATAAAATTAGCGGTAATGCGTATATTGGATATGCACAAAACATAGAAGAACGATGGAAAGAGCATATTCGAGCAAGTAAAAATGATTCTAGGCAATCAAATAAAATATTATATTTAGCATTTAATAAATATGATATTGAAAATTTTAATTTTGAAGTTTTAGAAGAGTGTGATAAATCTTTACTACAAAAACGTGAAATATATTGGATTGAATATTATAATACCTTTAAAAATGGATATAATATGACCCCAGGTGGAGATGGCGCATACTCAGTAGGTGAAAACAATGTTTTTGCTAAATTAACTGAACAAGATATAATTTTTATTCGTCAATGTTATCTAGATGAGAAACCAAAAATTGATATATATCGTAAATATTATGAAGATAAAATATCATTCTCTGGTTTTGAAGCAATATGGCAAGGAAAAAATTGGAAACATATAATGCCAGAGATTTATACCCAAGAAGAAAAAGAAAAACATATTCATCGAAAATTAAAAGGTAGAGTTAATATTGGTGAAGCTAATCCAAAAAGTAAATTGACAGAAGAACAAATTTATGATATAATAAATTTATTAGAAAAAAGTAAAAAGTCCCAAACACAGATTGCTAAGGATTTTGGTGTTTCATATAATACTATTAATTTTATTAATCGATGTTTGACTTGGACTCACTTACATAATTATACTTATAATATAAGACAGGAATATGTTAAAAGAAAGGGAGGTGATGCCTAATGTTTATGAAGAATGATAAAATCCAATACCCTGGATCTCTTCATAATCACTAGCTATACCCAGTATTCAAATCTTCGTCTGCGTGATTGTATTATGAAAGAAAATGAATTAATTGATTACGCAATCGAACTCGGACATGAAGTCGTCGCCATTACAGACCACGACTGTGTCAGCAATGCTGTAAAAGTTGAGAAATATTATAAAAAGATAAAAGAAAAGAACCCGAATTTTAAAGTTATATTAGGTAATGAAATTTATCTTTGTAGAAATGGATTAAATAGAGATAATTATGATAGTAAAAATGATAGATACTATCACTTTCTGCTCATTGCCAAAGATAAAGTAGGCCATCAACAGATTCGTGAGATTTCAACAAGAGCATGGAAACGTTCTTATATGGCGCGCGGCATGCGTCGAGTTCCTACTTATTATCAAGACTTGTTCGATATTATTGCGGCAAATCCTGGC